ATGGAAGAGCCATTTCAACTAGAGATTCAGTCTCCAGAAGTCGTCAAGGTTCGTAAACCTAGAAAACCAAGGAAGCCTCGCGCCGAAAGAGCACCTCGTAAACCTAGAGTCAAGAAGCCAAAACCAGCAAAGAAAGCGTCTCGTCGTGTTATCGTTGCTAGATTTGTAAGTATGCCAAAGCGCACCACCGCTGAGTTTTGGAAGAAAGAGTTTACTATTCTCAGGCAGCTTGAGGAAAGATACGGCTTTAAATTCTTGTCGGAATATGTTCCTATCAAGAAGGTTGAGAGTCTCGCTTTTTATTATGCTGATTGGAAAGCGGCGGAACTTGAAATCAAGCGCAATGAGTTTTACTATCAGCCACAACCAACCCAAACAATCGTCTTGACAGACAAGGTTGGAGAAGATTTTAACATTAAACCTAAACCAACACTAAAGGAATTTTTATCATGAGCAAGAAAGAAAAAGTAAAAGAAGAAAAAGCAGAAGCAAACGTTTCGTCTAATTCTGTCCTCAAATCATTTTTGAACGACAAGAAGGAAGATCATTACAACTTTGAAGAGACTTGTAATTATAAAGTTTCTACTGGTTCTCTAAATTTAGATATGCAGACCAGCGGAGGCATTGGACCGGGTCTTCATCGGTTCGTTGGCTTTACCGAAGGCGGTAAAACATCCGCCGCTCTTGAAGTTATGCGTAACTTCTTAAATACAGTTCCAAATTCAAAAGGCTTTTTCATCAAAGCAGAAGGTCGCCTTTCTGATGAAATGCAAAAACGTTCTGGCGTTAAGTTTGTTTTCGACGCGGAATCTTGGGATGTTGGAACCTGTTTCGTATTTGAGTGCAATATTTACGAGACAGCTGTAGATGCAATGCGCCAGTTGGTTCAGTTCAACGAAGACAAGGCTAAGTATATGTTCGTTCTGGACTCTGTTGACGGATTAATTTCCAAAGGAGATTTGAATAAAAACTTTGAAGACTCTAAGAAAGTCGCTGGCGGTGCTGTAATTGCGTCGGACTTTATGAAGCGTATGTCTATTGGTCTGACCAAACGCGGTCACATGGCAATCTTTATCTCTCAAGTCAGAAGCGATATTCAACTCGACCCATATAGCAAAGCTCCTATTCGCCAAACATCCGCTACTGGTGGTAATGCTCTGCTGCACTTCGCCAATTTCATTTTCGAGTTTGAGCCTCGTTTTGAAGGCGACGTTATTCTGAAAGACCCANCNATCAAGAAATCTGATCCAATAAAGAATCCNATCATTGGNCATTACTGCAAAATCTATATCAAGAAGAGTCCAAACGAAAAGAGCAAGAATCGCATCACTTATCCGATCAAGTACGGACGCACTAATGGACGTTCTGTTTGGCTTGAAAAAGAAATCGTAGATATGCTCTTGACTTGGGAAATGGTCGAACGCTCTGGAGCTTGGTATTATATTTCCCAAGACTTAAAGGAAATCTGCTCTTCTAACAATATCGAGATTCCAGAAAAGTTCCAAGGCGAAAACGCACTGTTCTCTTTCATTGAAGGTAATGAAAAATTAACTAAAATCCTCCACAAGCATTTTGTGGACATGATTTCTAGTGATCCTTCTAATGAAATTCAAAACGCTTAATGGCAAAGAAAAATTAATTAAAAACTCTAAAAATTTCTTAATTAATTGGAAAGCCAAATCCAGAAGCAAAGTTCAATGGAGAGTAAAACAATTTTTATTCTCTTACTGGAAACACGATATTGTCTTTGAAGAGCTTCGTGTTGCTGGAACACGTTTGTCTTTGGACTTCTACAACGCGAATAAAAAAATCGCAGTAGAAGTTCAAGGCAAACAGCATCAGCAGTTTAACAAGTTTTTCCACAATAACAATCGACTCAACTGGCTCGCGCAGTTGAAGAGAGACGATTTAAAGATGAAGTTTTGCTTGACAAACGGAATCTTGCTCGTAGAGATTTACGAAGACGAGGAAATCAACCATGAGATTTTCTCAAAACAAGGAGTAGAACTATGAAGAAACCTAAAGACAAAAAAGATAACGAAAATAAAGAATTCAAATTTCCAGTCGAAATGGTCGCGCAGATTTATGAAATGTCTGGCGGCGCGGATTCGTACAAAGGCGTTGTTCTTTGTATCTGCTCTGAGAACGGCACTCCTCAAATCTACACTCGCTTCGATTCAGTTTTAACTTCTCTTGGTCTTAAAAAAGCTATGGAAGAATGGCTTAACGAAGACTCCACAGAAATTTCGGACGATAACGAATAATGCTTTATTCACTAGAAGTAGAACAGCAGTTTTTAGCTGGACTGATTCAGCATCCAGATACTTACGCAGAAGTCTGCGACTTTGTATCTGAATCTGATTTCTATTCAGAGTCCACCGTTGTTCACAAAACGATTTATCATATCATTCGTAAATGCCTTGAGGCCAACGAGAAGATAGATGAAGTAATTATAGCTCAACGCATTAAAGAAATTGGCGTCTCTTTTCAAGACAACATCAATGTCTTTGATTATTGTCGTTCCTTAGCTGTCAGAAAGACTAATCCAACAACAGCAGTTGCCGCAGCGAAAGAGATTAAGAAATATTCTATTCGCCGCACGATTCATAAGTCGGCTTTGGATGTTGCGGATAAGATGAAAAGAATGGCTCCTGATGCTTCTTATCAAAAGATCATTGAAGAAGCCGATTCATCCTTTAATAAAACAATTAATTTATATGAAAATAATGACGAAAAGCCTGTTAACATTTTTGAAGAAATGGAGTCTATCATTGAAGATCGCGGTAACAATCCGATTACTGAGTTTGGCCTTATGGGTCCATTCCCGACAGTTAACAAGATTTACGGGTCCCTTTTAAGACCCGGTAATATCACTGTTATCGTTGCCCGCTCTGGCGTAGGTAAAACTCTTTTGTCTTTGAATTTCTGCACAAAAGTTTCGGCAGAGTACGATGTTCCAGTTCTCCACTTTGATAACGGCGAAATGAGCAAAGAAGAAGTTATCATGCGTCAGTGCGCCGCTCTGAGTCACGTTCCTGTTCATCTTCTTGAAAGCGGTCTTTGGCGTAAGGCTGGATCTGAAATTGTTGATCGTGTTCGCGCTACTTGGACTAAAGTGAAGAATCTTAAATTCTATTACTACAATGTAGGAGGAATGACTACAGATCAAATGGTNAATACCTTGAAGAGATTTTACTACTCAAAGATTGGTCGCGGCAACAAGATGATCTTTAGCTTCGATTACATTAAGCCTTCTGCTGATTCTGATAAGGACAAATCTGAATGGCAAGTAATCGGTAATATGTTGGATAAGTTTAAGAAAACTATTCAACGTGATTTAGTTCAAGATCATAAACCTTTGGTGGCAATGTTCACTTCTGTGCAGTCAAATAGAAGTGGCGTAACGACTAACCGTAACGCTAGCGATATCAACGATGATGAAAGTATCGTGTCTATGTCTGANCGTATCGTTCACTATTGTTCTCATATGGCAATTCTCCGCAACAAGACAGTTGACGAAAGAATGGAGGACGGAAATGATTTCGGCACTCATAAACTGATCTTTATCAAGAATCGTTTCTTGGGTTCTGACATTGCTGGCGCAGTTGAGCCTGTGCGTATGCCAGACGGAAATTTGCGCCGTAACTTTATCAATCTTCGCTTTAATAATTTCGACGTTACCGAGCATGGAGATTTGCGCGATATTGTTCGTTCAATGGATACAGGAATAACAAGACCAGAAGCCTCTAATGAACAAGACGATGTCCCAAACTTTAACCCTTGATCCTACGCAGCTTAAAAGCTCGCTAGAATCTTTAGGTTATAATCTAAGAGATTGCGGCAGCTATTGGCGCTCTTCTGCGATTTATCGTGGAGGTGATAACGCTACAGCTTTAAAGATTTACAAGAACAGCGGCGTATGGACAGACTTTGCTAGCGGAGACAAAAGCTTCCCGATCAAGAGGCTAATTTCTCTTACTCTGAATACAAAAGATGATTCAGTGATAGATAAGTATGTAAAATTTGATCTTCAAGATATCATATCTAACGAAGTTAAAGAGAAAATCGAAATGGAAAAAATCTATCCAGAATCAATACTAGAGAACCTTCTTCCTCATTTAGATTTTTATTCTAAGAAGATGATTTCTCCAGATACTCTAAATTTCTATAAATGCGGTTACGCTACTGCTGGGCAGCTTTTCAGAAGAATTGTTTTTCCTATTTATAATTCTCAAGGAGATATTCATGGGTTTTCCGCTAGAGCTACAGTTTGGGATAAAGATTCTACCTTTCCAAAGTGGAAGCACATGGGTAAAAAAACAAATTGGGTTTATCCTCTTCACATTAAACGAGGCGGTATTGAAACTGTTAGAGAGAAAATCGCTGAAACTGGAACTGTTATTATCGTAGAAAGCATTGGTGACAGTATGGCTCTTTACGAAAACGGCTATTCAAATAACTTGGTTACATTTGGTTTAGGAATCTCCTCTAAGCTTTGTTCAGCTCTTGTTGAACTTAATCCCGACAAGATCGTTATTTCCTACAANAACGATTCAAAGAGCGANTTTAATCACGGATTAGTTTCATCTTGCAAGTCGTACTTGCAGCTTTGTTCTGTTTTTGATCATACTAAACTGTCTATTAAGCTTCCTTTGGCTAATGATTTTAGCGATATGAACTTACTAAAGCACGAAGGGCAAGATGATATATTTGATAAATGGAATGATAAAATGATAAATAAAGAAGCTCAAATTAAAAAAATATACGAAATAGCTTGCCAGAATGATTTTAATCGCCTGTTAATTAAAAAAGCAGAAGAACTAAAGGACTCACTTGTCTAAACCATTAACAGCTTTATCCGCCAGTAGAATTAAGACGCTAGACAAATGCAGCTGGTCTTACTGGTGCAATTACGTTTTAAAGCTTCCTGACTCGTCTAACGATGGCGCAAATCGTGGGGACGTTGTTCACTTGATTCTCGAAATGCTTTCTAAGCCCAGCAGAAAGAAATATGTCAACAAGATAATCAAAGAAGGAGACCCTTTCGTTATTCCTTCGATCAAGTCGCTTACGCTAAAGCGCGCCCGTAGAAACCGAGTTTCTGACCCTGAAAACATGAAGCTGATTAGAGAGATGACTCTCGTAGGCTTGAAGTATGATTTCTTTGGGGATAAGAAGCAGAAGCCTATTCAAGATTTTAACGAAAGATC